AAGAAAATGGCTGGGTGCGCTACAATCCCGATACGCCTTCAGACTTTGAAGAAGCGGCCAACACACTTGTTGTAAAGCGCAAATACACCCGCAAAGGTGAAACTGAAGGAGTCTGAGCATGGCCACGTACACCGCTGGTGATCAAATAAATCGGGCGCTGCGCCTGATCGGTATGCTGGCCGAGGGTGAATTACCTTCCGTGGAAACAGCCAACGATTGCCTGGTCGCGCTAAACCAAATGATCGACTCGTGGAACACCGAGCGATTATCCATATTCAACACCATCGATCAAACGTTTATCTGGCCTGCTGGCGAGATTCAACGCCATCTTGGTCCCAGTGGTGCCAGCATCGGTGGCTTTGACGGCGTACGGCCTGTTTTGCTGGATGATGCCACATACTTTAAAGCGCCCAATGGCGTGTCGTACGGCATCAAGTTTATCAACCAGCAACAGTACGATGGTATTGCAGTTAAAACGGTGACATCCACGTATCCACAAGTAATGTGGATCAACATGGAATACCCCAACATTCAGATGACGGTCTACCCTCGCCCTACGCAGGACTTGGAATGGCACTTCATTAGCGTACAAGAGTTGGATCAGCCTGCCACATTGAACACAGCTATGTTCTACCCGCCAGGGTATTTGCGTGCGTTCACATATGGTTTGGCGATGGAAATCGCACCTGAGTTTGGCGTTGAACCAAGCCCACAAGTTCAGCGTATTGCTATGACCAGCAAACGTAATCTGAAGCGGATTAACAATCCTGACGATGTAATGGCCATGCCGTATTCATTGGTCGCCAACCGCCAGCGTTTTAATGTGTACGCGGGTAACTACTGATGAAGACGCCGATTCTTGGTTCATCATATGTGGCACGCAGCGTCAATGCTGCGGATGCCAGAATGGTTAATCTATTTCCTGAGATTGTCCCAGAGGCGGGAAAAGAGCCTGCATTTTTGCAACGGGCACCAGGTTTAAAGTTGCTTAACACGATCGGCGTTGGCCCGATCCGTGGCCTGTGGGCATTCTCGTCCAATGACGGCATTGCTTTTGTTGTGTCGGGTAACGAACTTTACAAAATCAACAATGCTTATACTGCCACTTTACTTGGCACTGTAAGCGGCGCTGGCCCTGTCAGCATGGCTGACAACGGCACGCAATTGTTTATTGCGGCGAATGGCCCTAGCTACATTTACAACAATACCACAGGCGTGTTTGGGGCTATTACAGACCCTGATTTTCCAGGCGCTGTGACTGTCTGCTACTTGGATGGTTATTTTGTGTTTAACCAACCAAACAGCCAGTTGATGTGGGTTACTGCTATTCTTGATGGCACAAATATCAACGCGCTTGATTTTGCAAGCACTGAAGGTTCTCCCGATGGTTTAATTGCCGTAGCGTCTAACTTCCGCGAAGTTTGGGCGTTTGGCACCAACTCGATTGAAGTTTGGTACGACGTTGGCGGTACGGGTTTTCCCCTACAACGTATTCAAGGCGCGTTTAATGAGTTAGGTTGCGCCGCCCCTTACTCAGTAGCCAAAATGGACAACGGTCTGTTTTGGCTTGGCCGCGACCGCCGTGGCCAAGGTATTGTTTATCGTGCAAACGGCTACGCCGGTGTGCGCATATCCACCCATGCAGTGGAATGGCAAATTCAGCAATATGCTGATATGTCGGATGCTATTGGCTACACGTACCAACAAGATGGCCACAGCTTTTATGTGCTAATTTTTCCGTCTGCCAACACCACTTGGGTTTATGATGCGGCTACCCAAGCCTGGCATGAACGCGCTGGTTTTGTTGATGGTCAATTTACCCGCCATCAATCAAATTGTCAGATGGCGTTTCAGAACAAAATTATTATTGGTGATTTTCAAAACGGCAACATTTATGCGTTTGACTTAGATAACTATTCGGACAACGGTCAAATTCAAAAATGGTTGCGTTCTTGGCGCGCCCTGCCCCAAGGAACAAACAATTTGCACCGTACAGCCCAGCACAGCCTTCAATTGGATGCTCAAACTGGCGCGTATCTACCATATGTTAATGTTGACATCACAGGCACTGACGATATATTCATAGTATCTGAAGCCAATGCTTTTTTGCTGACTGAATCCGATATATACCTAATTGACCAAGTTGGCCAAAACATAAACCCGCAACCAAGCGTTATGTTGCGTTGGTCAGATGATGGTGGCCATACTTGGTCCAATGAACATTGGAAAGGCATGGGCGCGGTAGGACAATATTTTTATCGCACGATCTGGCGCAGGTTGGGCATGACCGTTAAGTTGCGGGATCGTGTTTATGAAGTGTCGGGTACAGACCCTATCAAAATTGCAATCATGGGCGCGGAACTTGTTTTAACTCCAACCAATGCTTAGCCCTAACGCCACGCCAACCCCAATCACGCCACCACGAGTGCCGTTGGTGGACCCACGCACGGGTTTAATTGACCGTGCTTGGTACATGTTTTTTGTGTCGCTAATTAACGCAGCCACATTGGTATACGACGGCGACCTTGGTCCTAGTCCTGAATCTTTAATTTCGTCTTACGATGCGGCTTTGCAAGCATTGGCGCAAAATGTTGACACACAGCCGTTGCCCGTTGATTTGAGCGCTGAATTGACCAAACAGATTGAGGCGGCTGGCTTGGCAAACTATGCAACTGGTTTGCTGTCGCAAATAGCCGAGATGCAAAAGCAGATTGAGGCACTTAATCTTTTACCCGCGCCGTTGCCAGGCCCAATCACTAACGGTACATCTCTTTTGTATGGAGATGGTTCTGGCGGTTTTAGCAATGCCACAACAGGTTCCGGCGTCAGTTTTGTAGCTGGCGTTTTAAGCGCCACTGGTTCTGGCGGCACGATTACTTCGGTGACGGCCACTGCGCCAATTGCGTCTTCTGGTGGTTTTACACCCAACATCAGCATTAACGCAGCGTATGGCGATACGGTAAACCCTTACGCCGACAAGACAGCAAATTATGTTTTGGCTGGCCCCACATCAGGCGCTGCTGCTGCGCCCACGTTCAGGGCTTTGGTGGCCGCTGACATTCCTTCTCTGTCTTATGTTACTTCGGTGACGGGCACATCGCCTGTCATATCTTCTGGTGGCACAACACCAGCAATCAGTATGCCTGCGGCAACTACATCTGTTAGTGGTTATTTGACTTCAACTGATTGGACTACATTCAACAATAAAGGTTCTGGTACGGTCACCAGCGTCAGTTTTACCGGCGGCATAATTACTGTAGCAACTGGCACTACAACGCCAGCCTTTACGGTGGCGGGGACCAGTGGCGGCATCCCTTACTTTGCAAGCGGCACAACTTGGGCGTCTTCGGCTGCATTAACCCAGTACGGAATTGTCTACGGCGGCGGGGCAGGCGCAGCGCCTGTGGCTACGGCTGCGGGTACGACTGGCCAAGTATTAACAGCCACTACAGGCGCCGCGCCTACGTGGGTAACGCCCGCGGCTGGCGGCACGGTTACCACTGTGTCTGTAGTGTCTGCAAACGGTTTTGCGGGTACTGTAGCTACTGCCACTACAACGCCAGCAATCACTTTAACCACTAGCGTTACTGGTTTGCTCAAAGGCAACGGCACAGCAATTTCGGCTGCGGTAGCCAACACTGATTACGTGCCGATATCTACGGTCCTAACCAAAACTGCTGATTACACAATTACAGGCACTGACACCTGGATCATCAACAACAAAACCGGTTCGGCTTTGACATTAACGTTTCCCGCTGCTTCTTCATGGACTGGACGATATATCACAGTCAAAAATATGCAAGCTCAATTAGTTAATTCAGCTTCTAGCAACATCGTGCCAATTGACAGCACGACTGCTGGCACAGCAATCCTCTTGGCAGTTGTAGGAAATTGGGCGACAATGGTGTCTGACGGCACTAATTGGGTCATCATGCAACGCGCTTCTAACAACAACTTGCTTTTGGAGTAAACCATGACTGTCACAGTTAAAGTCTTTGTACCGGCTAAATTTGCCGAAAACGCTCAAACAACCCAGTACACAGCGGCTGGCGTTACTGCAATCATTGACAAATTTACCGCTACCAACATTAGCGCCACAGCAGCGACGATCAGCGTAAACTTGGTAACATCGGCTGGATCGGCTGGTAATACCAATTTGATCACCAAAACCAAAACACTTCAGGCATCTGAGGTTTATACATTTCCTGAACTTGTTGGCCAAGTGCTTGGTATCAATGATTTCATCAGTACAATTGCAGGCACAGCCAGCGCTATCAACATTCGCGTTTCTGGGCGTGAAGTGACCTAATCGGAGATATTCAAATGCCATCTGTTTCCCTTTCCCCCGCACCAAAACTTCAGTTCTTTGGCACCGATGGCAACCCTTTGGTGGGTGGCAAGGTATATACCTATGCCGCTGGCACCACCACGCCGCTGACGACTTACTATGATTCGACGGGTACAGCGGCCAACACCAACCCAATCATCTTAGACACCCGAGGTGAAGCCAACATTTGGCTGACTTCTGCTGCGTACAAGTTTGTTCTTAAAACGTCCACTGACACGTTGATCTGGACAGTCGACAATATTACCAACATTGAAAATTTAAAAGTTTACATAGCAGCACAACTGGCAGCATTTGCTGCTGATTTGGCCAACACTACTGACGCGGCCAAGGGCGATGCTTTAGTTGGCTTTAAACAATCTAATGCCGCTGGTCTTTTGGCAAACGCTGTGGGCCGCACGGTCCATCAAAAACTGCAAGAGATAGTTAGCGTTTTTGACTTTGGCGCTACAGGTGACGGAACAACCGATGACACCACGGCTATTCAAAACGCAATTAACGTTGTTGGGTCTAGCGGCATCTATGGCAGCATTTATTTCCCCGCAGGTACTTACAAGATTACATCTACATTGAATGTGGCAAAACCAATCTATTTGCAAGGCGCTGGCGCGGGTGCTGGTGGGTATCCCGTTGGCCCTACTCCAACTAAATTGTCTTGGGCTGGCGGTGCATCACCCATGATTATTTTTGGCTCTAACGGTAGTAGCCCGTTTAACGGCGGCGGCATTAAAGACATGACAATTGATGGCAATCAATTAGCAACTGTTTGCTTAAAAATTATTGATTGCGTTCACAGCGATTTTGCCAATCTTGGTATTTATCAAGGCACGCAAAAACTGTTGCAGCTTACCAATTCGCCTGGCGTGCCATACCCAACTGGTTTACACACGTTTAACAACCTTGACATTCAAACTTACGCATATGGCACAGGTACAAACACAGCAGTCGGTATCCACGTAGATGGCGACATATCCGGCGGCCAAACAGTTGCTGGCGTAACGCTTTGCTCGTTTACTAACACCAACATTTTTACTGATAAAGGCACAGGCCTTTACATGGGCAATCGCGGGGATAACTTTTCATGGACTCGGTTAAACATTGGTAATGGCGACATTAGTTCGCCAAGTATTTGGTACGGCGCTACAGATTCAACAGTTGCGATTGTTGACGGCGGCACGTTTATGGATGTAGCAGCGGTAAACGGTATGCGTTTTGATGGGCCTGGCTGCGTGTTTGCAACCAGATTTTTAAATGTAGACGAAATTGATTTGGGCAGCACTACGCTCCGTAATCCCAACCTGTTTGTGTATGGCCCAGCAGCCAACGAAGTATCAATCAATGGTTCAACTGGGACCGTGTGGGGCCAGCAGTCTTTGAATGGCTCACGCAATACGTTTCATACTGATAGTATGGATTTAATTCGTTGGGACTCTACCAATGAAGTTTTGCACACATTTAGCGGCAATTGGAAATCTGCCCGTGTAGGCACTGGAACTATTAGCAATGCTAACCAAGTTGGTAGTGCTATACAAATGATAACTTCAGCAACTGCTAGTGACTCTGTATCAATTTTCAGTTCATCTGTAGTTGG